CAGGAAATAAAGGTACCTTATCAATAAGGAATGATAACTACACATTTGGTTATACATTTAATGATGCTGAATATGAAACGCAAGGTGTGCAAACATTTAAGAGTGATGCAGAAAGAGCCTATGTAGATACTAGACATCAAATTGGTAATACATTAGTAGGTGGAACGGTAGAGTATGAAAAGTATTCTGACTTTGATCAAAATCAATTATCAGTTTATTCTTTAAGTAACTTTAATACCTTTGATGTTGGCTTTCGTTTAAGTGAAGATGCATTTGTGTATCGTATAGGACATGAAAAAGGTAATTGGTTCTCAAGTTTTGGTACATCATATCGTAACCCAACTCTATATGAGTTAAACGGTGACTCTTGGACACTACCTAATCCAACACTAGACCCTGAAGAAGCAATTGGTTATGAGATTGGTTACAAAAGACTGACTCTTTTCAAATATAAGTTTAGTGAAGGTATTGATTATAGTTTCACAGACTCGCAGTTTGTTAACACAGGATCATATGATACAAAAGGTATAAGATATGGAAAGACATATCAAATTGAAAGATTAAACACTACTAATATTGGTTTGATGTTAGGCTATACTGACACTGATCAACCTCGTATTCCTAAGTACAGAGTTGTTGTATCATCAACAACTGATTTAGGTGGTTATGATATTTCATTTAGATATACAGGACTTTTTGACAGAAAGCCTGGTCCTTATGATGGGGCAGATAAGTTAGATAATGTTAATTCACTTGATTACAAAGTTGAAAAAGCATTCCCTAATTACTTGTTATCTTTTACTATAAGAGATATACTAGATAGAGAATTTGAAATGACGCCTAACTATTCGGCAGGTGGTTTGGAATACTTCTTAACATTACAATATAGGCCTTAATCGAATGCCCGGAATCGCAACACTAAAAATTAAAGATGAAGTCAATTTAAAAATTGATGGACTTGAGTTAGATGCTCGTAGGGCACTAATGCAGAAGTTTGAGTTTGAGGTTCCTGGTGCACGTTACATGCCCAGTGTTAAGTTGGGAAGATGGAACGGCAAGGTTAGTTATTGTAGCCTTGCTGGTTCCACATTTATTAATTTACTAGAAGACATTATTCCAATCTTAGAAGAACTGAACTATTCTATTGAGTTGGAAGATATGCGTGAATATCAAACGCAATTTAATTTTACAGAAGTTCAGAAAGATTCATTTAAAAATGTTCTCTGGCCTAAAGGACATGTCTGTGAGGGGCAGTCTATTGAGTTAAGAGACTATCAAGTAGAAGTCATTAACGAGTTCTTAAAGAATCCTCAATCGATACAAGAAGTGGCTACAGGCGCAGGTAAGACTATTATGACAGCGGCACTAAGTAAGAGTGTAGAATCATATGGTCGTAGTATTGTGATCGTACCTAATAAGAGTTTAGTATCACAGACTGAAGAAGATTACATTAACATGGGATTAGATGTTGGTGTATACTTCGGTGATAGAAAAGAATACTTTAAACAACACACCATTTGTACTTGGCAATCTTTGAACATTCTATTAAAGAATACTAAAAGAGGCGAAGCACAGTGCACCATAGACGAGTTTATAGAAGATGTAGTGTGTGTGATTGTCGATGAAGTACACATGGCTAAAGCAGATGCATTAAAAGCATTGTTAACAGGAGTCATGTCACATGTTCCCATCAGATGGGGACTAACAGGCACAGTACCCAAAGCAAAGTATGAAAGCATTGCCCTACAAATAAGTTTGGGACCAGTTATAAATAAATTGTCTGCAAAAGAATTGCAAGACAAAGGTGTACTTGCTAAGTGTCACGTAAATATTGTACAGTTACAAGATGGACAAGAGTTCAGTAACTATCAAAGTGAACTTAAGCATTTACTTAGTGATGAAAAACGTTTAGACAAGATGGCTAGTCTAATTGATTCGATACAACAATCAGGCAATACTCTGATTCTAGTTGATCGTATTAATGCAGGACATGCTCTTGTTGAACGTTTAGATGATGCAGTATTTGTATCAGGAGGAATGAAAGTTGTTGACCGCAAAGAAGAATATGATGATGTTGCCATTAGTGATAATAAAATCATTGTTGCTACTTACGGCGTGGCTAGCACTGGCATCAATATTCCTAGGATTTTTAATCTTGTACTCATTGAACCAGGCAAGAGTTTTGTTCGTGTCATACAGTCTATCGGTCGTGGCATCCGTAAAGCAGAAGATAAAGACTTTGTTCAAATTTGGGACATAACAAGTTCCTGTCGTTTCGCAAAGAGACATTTAACCCAACGTAAACATTTCTACAGAGAAGCAAACTATCCGTTTGTTGTAGAAAAATTAAACTACAAATGATTTTACCGATTAACTTGAATTCACTGCGGGGAGCAGTTATAATAACAACATGAGAATATTAACCTTAGAAGACAAATACTATAACTTAGAAACGTTACCAGAAGAAATCGATGACCTTCGATTTGCAATTTTAGATAACTCTACTCCTACTTTTGTAGACTACTATTACATACCCTTAATCTTTTTAGAATCATTCAATGCTCCAGCAGTTGTATTGCAAGTGGGCGACAAGCAGATTAAGATGCCAGTTGATTGGCAAGTACTGATCGGTGATGAAGAAGGTGGAGACTTAGAAACACTCCCGCTATCATCATTAAATGACAGAGGCTTTTCTGTGTTTTCATTTAATCCGTTATCATCATTTGCTCCTAACTTCTTACCAATAGAAATTGTTGATATCTATTCAGATGTTACTTGGTATGCACCGAGACTACGTAATGGTCAGTTCTTATGTGTTCCTTTAGATGATGGACCCAAGCCAAGATGCATTTATTTTGTTAAAGAGATTAGTAGAAATTGTGAAGTAGTGGACTATGGACAAGTATTTTAATGGCTAGAACTAAGACTCCAGCAGATGAAAAGTTTGAGAAACAAGACTTTAATCTGTTTGAAGCAATCGCGGCAATCGACAAAAAAGATTACGGATACTATGATCGACTAACTCCAGAACAACAACGAAAGTTTGTTCCGTTTATGATGTTACATTGGATAAGTGTAGTAAAAGGTAAACGTGAGTTATCACAATATTATTTGCAAAGTGTTGACTATCATGCAAATACACATTTGTTTAATGAGAACGTAATACATCATCCTAAACTACAATGGTTGATGTTATGTGCGGCAAGCCCGGGTATTGGTAAACAATATCATCAATGGATACCTCATATTAAAGCAGGGGTTAGCAAATTGAAAGATAATGCAAAGCCCAAAGACATAAAGGATTACTATAAGAAAGTATATCCTAAACTAACAGCAGGGGAACTGACTGAGATTGCAAATGCCTTTTGTGAACAACACAAACGCAAAATGTATCTTGCAGATAAGTTCCCAGAATTAAAATTTGATGAGGTAGAATTACTTAGTGAACTCGTTACAGATAATGAAATCGAAGAATACGAAAAAGAACTCGGCAACTAAAAAGTTTGGTTGCGACTTTTGTGGTCGATCTTTTGCAAAAGAAAGTACAATCGACAAACACATTTGTGAGTACAAACGCAGATGGGGAGATAAAAATCTCAAAGGTAACCGTATTGGATTTAATGCATGGTTAAACTTTTATGCTCAAAACACTTCCAGCAAGAAACAAAAAACATACTTAGACTTTACTAAAAGTTCTTACTATCTAGCCTTTGTTAAGTTCGGTCATTATTGTGTTAACGTTAGATGTATTAATATCAATCGTTATGCAGACTGGTTGCTTAAGAATCAAATTAGAATTGATAGTTGGATTAGTGATAAGAACTATACTAGATTTATCGTAGAATATTTACGACAAGAAGATCCATTAGATGCAATTGCTCGTAGTATGGAGACTCTTATTGAGATTTCTAAAGACGAACAAATTGAAAGCAAAGATGCATTTAGATATGGTGCTCCAAACAGATTATGTTATGAAGTAACAACAGGAAGAGTATCTCCTTGGTCTGTTTATCAGAGTGATTCTGGTGCAGAGTTTTTAAGTAAGTTGGATTCAATACAACAGCAAATGGTCTTAGAATATATCGACCCTGAGAAGTGGGCAATCAAATTTAACCGTGATGTAGAGGTTGTTACTGAAGTAAAAGAATTACTCAAACAAGCAGGGTATTAATGATTGAAGGATTAGATATAACATTCTACAGGTTAGACGGTAGATGGAAGGGGAATGATATCTTCACATGGATGTGTACTACTATCGTTAAGCCTCAATATGAACGTTTTAGTCCTAGACCTTTAGCACAATCAGACTTAGCAAAAATTATTAAGTTTAATCAATTACGTGACTGGTGCTGGGATACATGGGGACCTAGTTGTGATTTAAAAGACTATGACAGAGTACATGAACTGTCTAACTACATCAGCCTAGCACAATACAATGACAATACACATGATACACTAAACGAACATTGGTGTTGGTCTAATGAAGAAGATCATAAACAAAAAAGAATTTATCTAGCCGGCAATGAAGAACGCACATGGTTAGAAACGAGGTGGCGATGAGTCAGTGGCACGGCGGAAAAGGATCCGCACCTAGAAAGACCGAAAATCAAAAAGCCTATGCCGCTAACTATGATCGTATCTTCGGTAAAAAAGATATCATTAATGATCAATTATCACATGAAGGCAGGGGTTTTGATATCATAAATGATATCGTATCAGACGACCTTATTCAACGTATAAACGACAGAAAGGACGAACTCTACCCTGTACGTGCATCCACACATAAGAAGCAGTATGCAGAAGCAGAGGCATGTAAGAAACTATTTGGCATTGCTGTATGGTGGAGTCAACTCACGGATGATTGGGACGAAGTACAAGAGATACATGAACTAATCTATCCTGAAATCAAAAAGCATTTAACTGATGCAACCTTTTATGCAAGTGATATCGTAACAATCAATGGTCCAAGCAGATGGGTAGGACCTCACATTGATACACCCCATCGATTTAAAAAATATAATAAAAGAGAAAACAACGATGTCTGTGGCATACAAGTTATCATTCCACTTGATGACTTAGACAAAGACACAGGAGCAACTGGAGTTATACCTTTTAGTCATCAACAAGATTGGGATATACAAGATTGTTATGAAGGAGTACATGATGAATACTTCTTAGAAAACGCAGAACAGTATGATATGCCAAAAGGTAGTATCTTGTTTTATAATACTCGTTTGATGCATTCTACTATGCCATTGCATTTACCCAAAAAACGTTCCATTCTATTGATTAATTACCTCAAAAATGATATAATAAAAGATATTAAAGACGAAGATAACGTGTGGAGCAGTAATGGCAAATGATGTAATGATAGATATGGAGACTCTGAGTACAGATCCAGATTGTGTTATATTAACAATTGGTGCTGTTCGTTTTGACCCTATGGGTACTGGAGTCGTAGAAAAACTAGAACTACGTCCTGAGATAGATTCGCAAACAGAAGAATTAAATAGACATATAAACCCTGATACACTAAGGTGGTGGGGAGAACAAAGTGAGGATGCAATAGATGAAGCAATGGGCGACAGAGATAGGATTCCGTTTAAAGATGCAATGGATAGGTTATACAAGTTCTGCTGGAATCGCAGAGCAGTCTGGAGTAATGGTGCTGGTTTTGATATTGTTGTTGCAGAAAATGCTTTTAGGCAACTAGAAAGCCCGATACCTTGGCCCTTCTATACTATTAGAGATACAAGAACAATCTATGATCTTTGTAATGTCTCTCTTAAAGATGGCAAAGCAATAACGTCTCACAAAGCAGTAGAAGATGCAGAGCATCAAGCAGTAGTTGTACAACGTGCATATCAAAAACTTAAACAAGCAGGACTTAAATGAGTATACAGTCAGATATTGACATAGACTTTGGTGATAGAACTAAATTACTAAAGTTAATCAAACATATTCCTGCCGCTATGCGTGAACAAGAGCCAATAAAGAAACATCCTACTGGTGTTTACATAACAGATGTCCCATATGATCCTGTCAATGATATGTGTAATTTAAATTACAAAGAAGCAGATGAAAGAGGATTCTTTAAACTAGATTTATTAAACGTAAACATCTATAAAGCAGTACAAGATGAAATGCATTTGATAAGTCTAATGGCTGAACCCAATTGGGAAAGATTAAAAGAAAGAAATTTTGTATCTGTGTTGTTGCATTTAAACAAACAGTTTGATATCATGCAAAAGATGCCAGAGCCGATTGATAGCATTCCAAGACTAGCAATGTTCTTGGCTGTTATTCGTCCAGCAAAGAGAAATCTTATTGGGCAGACATGGAAAGAGATAAGTAAAACTGTGTGGATCGATAACAATACAGGATACACATTTAAGAAATCACATGCTGTGGCATATGCACAGTTAGTTGTAGTGCATATGAATTTATTAGAGGAGCAGGATGAGTCAATATAATGAAGTCGTTGAGAGACAAAGACAAATGATAGAAGCCGAAAAGTGGTCAAAGGGAGTTAAAGCAGTACATGCACATTCCTTTACTTCAATGTGGTATGAAACTAACCCAGACAGAACAGGTGATGATTTACGTGTTTTAGATGTAGAATATAATGACGGTAGTATCGAAAGAGAGTACATTGTGTCAGGACGCAAAGAAATAATTGGAACTAGATTGACTGGTCAAGATTTACTTGATGAATTTGGAAGGCACAACAAATAATGGAAGAACTTACACTACAACTAATTCCAGAAAACGATCCTAAACTTAAGGAACCTTGTGAACCATGGGACTTTAAACTTGATGGCGATCCAACTGAACTAATTAAAGCAATGACTAAAGTTATGTTCAATCCTAATCATCCAGGCATCGGTTTAGCGGCTCCGCAGTTGGGAGTGATGAAAAATATATTCATCATGGGTACTGATGAAAAACTAATGGCTTTTATTAATCCACAAGTCGATGAACTTAAAGGAGAGCAAGAGTTATTTTTAGAAGGCTGTCTTAGTTATCCTGATCTTTGGTTGCATGTACGAAGACATTCTGAATGCGTAGTATCATATCAGCAAATCGACGGGGAAATTGTCAAAGAAAAACATATGGATGGCATACAAGCACGTGTATTCTTACATGAGTATGATCATTTATTAGGTGTCACGTTTGATGAACGTGTTCAAAGTAAGATGAGTTTAGAATTGGCTAAGAAACGTAGAGCAAAGAAGAAACGTCAAAAGGCTAAGATGGTTAAAAGACTTAGTAAGTCCGTTTCACTAAAGTAATAGATTTTCTTTTAACTCTTTTCTTTTGAAAGTCAGTCATACTGACAATAGGTCCGTGTAATAAAGTAAGTGACTTGTTGTTGAACGTTCTTAAGAAGGGTTTAAACAATGCCCACTCTGTTTTTAAAAACAAATGAATAGGTATTTGACGATTCGATTCCCACCACCAAACATCTCCTAACTCTAAAAACTTCATACGTTTTTCTGCATCGACTATAGCACCATAATCATAGATAGTAGTAACGAGATCGTCACGGTTTTGAACAATGCCCACGAAGTCTTGACCTGCATATTGTAACACTGAAATAAAAGGGTGAGTTTCTGTCAATTTTACAAAAAAGTCTATTGGTTTCTTTGAATCTGTCATATATGTAAAGTATTTAGTATCCTCACAAAAATGGTTATATTTCTTGGTTGTAACTGTCAAAGATAAATATATTCTATAGGAGATTAAAATTTGTGTCGTACACTACATCAGTATATACATATACAGTCAGACAAGTCGTTGTGGTTTTATCAGGCACAAGCCCGAGGAAATATATGCCAGTCTATGCAAAACCATTAACGTTAAATAAAGGCGTTGACAATCAATTACAGTTTCAGTTTCTGAACCAAGAACAGAAGCCAGTCGATCTATCGGCTATTGCTACTGCTAATCAATCCATATCCTTTAGAGCCATTGATTCAGATGGTACCGGAATCCTTTTGAAAAAGGCACTGACTCCAGTACTTGATGTCAATGGTATCTTTGTTCTTAACACAACAGCCGCTGAAATAGAAAACATTAATGCACAAAAATGTTATTACTCATTAGAATGGCCAAGTGGAAATCTTAATTTGCCAGTCTTTGTAGATTCTCAAGCAGGAGCAAGAGGTGACTTAAATGTTGTAGATTCAGTTCTACCTTCTTTTGTACCTTCTCAAACAGTTACAATACCTAGTGATCAAACATTCCCTTCAAATACTGCCAATGCAAATTCAGATGCAGTTACATACTTTTCAAGTATTATTAATACACAAGATACTCCAGTGTTAACTACATCAATAGACTATGCAAACTATGTTGGCAATGTAACTCTACAAGGATCTACTCTTGTTGATGACGGTTTTTATGATATCAATTCATATCGTTATGGCAATGCCGCAAATGGTGCTGTACAATCAGGAACTATAGGTTATACTATTAAAGGTTATCATCCTTTTATTAAAATCAAATTTGAATCAAATGTGGGTAACATAGTTACTGTTTTGGCTAGATAAGTTACCCTGTTTACTTGTTTTAACACTCTTTTTCGTATATAATATCAGATATGTTTGATATACTTACGGTTATCCCTGGCAAAAAGAAGCAGACGCAAAGTGGCTGGACGTCATTCAATGCTCCTTGTTGTCATCACAATGGACATAACCCTGATAAACGTATGCGTGGTGGAATCAAAGCAGACGGAGATGATTGGCAGTTTCATTGTTTTAATTGCAACTTCAAATGTGGCTTTAAACTAGGCAGAGCAATCAGTAGAAAGACTCGTTCATTCTTAACATGGTGCAACATGCCAGATACAGATATTAACAAGTGGTCTTTGCATTCTATTCAGCATAAAGATTTACTAGACTCAATCTTAACAAAGAAGAAACAAATTAAGTTGCCTAAATTTAAAGAACAAGCAATGCCAGAGGGAGAATTGATTTACACAGCAAACAAAGAACATCAAGTGTATATCGATTACTTAAATAGAAGAGGATTAGCACACAATGATTATCCTTTTATGGTCAATCCTAAAGCAGAGGGCAGACAATCACTAGGTATTATTATCCCTTATACATATGAAAACAAAGTCGTTGGTAGTACAATTAGATTTATGGATGATAGAAATCCTAAGTTTATTAATGATCAACAACAAGGGTATGTATTTGGTACAGACTTACAAAAAGATGATTGGGAAGTTGTCTTAGTGTTTGAAGGCATCTTTGATGCAATCTCAATGAATGGACTAGCACTAACACATGATACGATTAATGACAATCAAGTTGCTGTAATTAACAAATTGGGTAAACGTGTAATTGTTGTTCCTGATCAGGATCAAACAGGATTAGGTATCTGTGAAAGAGCATTAGAACTAGGTTATGATGTGTCTTTGCCCAACTGGTCAGAAGACATTAAAGATGCAAATGATGCAGTAATTAAATATGGACGTCTGAATACATTACTAAGTATAATAGACTCCGCTACTAACAGCAAAATTAAAGTAGAAGTTATGAGGAATAAAATTGCTAAAAGAATTTAACATAGAAGTACAAGAATTATTCTTGCGAATGATGATAACAAACGCAGAGTTGTTTGTTAGGGTCAATAATATCTTTAATGCAGAAAACTTTGATAGAAGATTAAGACCTGTTGCAGAGTTTATGAGAGAACATTCAGATCAATATAAAATATTGCCTGACTCTACACAAATCAAAGCAACAACAGGAGAAACAATCGATCCGGTTGCTGATTTAGATGATGGTCATTATGAATGGTTTATGAATGAGTTTGAATCGTTCACTCGTAGGCAAGAACTAGAAAGAGCAATCATGTCATCGGCAGACTTGCTAGAGAAAGGTGATTATGATCCTGTAGAAAAGTTAATTAAAGATGCTGTACAAATATCATTACAAAGAGATTTAGGTATCGATTACTTTGATGATCCTAGGGCCCGTCTTATGCATCTTAAATCAAGTAATGGTCAAGCATCTACAGGCTGGTCTTCTTTAGATCAAAAACTCTATGGTGGTTTCAACAAAGGCGAACTGCAAATCTTTGCCGGGGGTTCGGGCTCAGGTAAGTCATTGTTTATGCAAAATCTATCAGTCAATTGGGTAGAACAAGGATTATCAGGTGTATATATTACATTAGAATTAAGTGAAGAACTATCAGCAATGCGTATTGATTCTATGTTGACTGATACTAAGGCTAAAGAAGTGTTTAGAGACTTAGATAATGTTGAGATGAAAGTAAAGATGAAACAAAAAGCATCTGGTAATTTTCAAATTAAATATATGCCGGCGCAGTCTACAGTTAATGATCTTAGAGCATATACAAGAGAACTACAAATACAAACAGGCAAGAAATTAGACTTTATGTGTGTTGACTATTTGGATTTGTTAATGCCAGTAAGTGCTAAAGTAAGTCCTAGTGACTTGTTTGTTAAAGACAAGTATGTTTCAGAAGAATTACGTAACTTGGCAAAAGAATTAGACATAGTTTTTGTAACTGCATCACAGTTAAACAGAAGTTCAGTTGATGAAATCGAATTTGATCACAGTCATATCTCAGGTGGTATCAGTAAGATTAATACAGCAGACAATGTGTTCGGTATCTTTACATCACGTAGCATGAGAGAACGTGGGCAGTATCAGATTCAGTTGATGAAGACAAGATCAAGTTCAGGTGTAGGACAAAAAGTCGAATTAGCATTTGATATTGAGACATTACGTATTACAGACCCAGGTACTAATGCTCCAACTCATAATACATCACAACCATCTGCACAATCTATCATGGATAAGTTTAAAACAACATCACAAGTAGGGGTAACTGATCAAATAGTAGACGAACAAGTCGATACAGAGCAAAAGAAAGTAAATGGTGATGTTCAAAGTACAAAACTCAAGTCTTTACTCAATACTCTCAAAGACAAATAATAAGTAAAACGGTCATGGTAGACTAAATAGTAGTAAGGAATTACACTTATGCAAAAGAAAACTAAAAGCCTCTTAGAAGAATTAGAAAATTTCGGCACCAACCGAGACATTCCGCATATTGTCGAGTCACGTGGCAATAATATTATTACCAGTGCCGTAAACTTAATTGAGTTTATTCAACGAAATTATGATGACGTTCAGGCTGAACAACTAGAGAAGAAATTGCTAAGTGCTATCCGAGGAAGAGACAAGAGTCGTTTCTCAAAAACAATAAAAAAGTTTAATGGATAAGCATTCACATGAAATTTAATGACGTAATAGTAAAAGAAGGGTTTGCAGGTGATTTAAAAGATAAGATTTTAAACACTCAAGGTAAAGGACAATCTGGTGGTAATCCTCCTGAACAAAAAGATATGAGCATGTCTTTGCCTCGAGGGGCAAAAATGACTTATAGAGATCAACTAGCACAAAAAATCTTTTTAGACAATTTTATGAGTGATGCTTCAGCCACTATATCAGCAGGACTTGAAGGTGGACTTGTACGTCCTCCTGAAGCACCCAAAGGCAGAAATAAACCACCTGGACCAGAGTCAAATATAGACGTTGACGGCAAAGACGAAAAGGGTGGATTGATTCCTGGCTTCCAAGAAAAATTCAGAAGAATGTTCAATCCTAGAATGGTCGATAAAAATGCATATGGTTATTGGGAACAAGGGGAAGGAGATCATAGCACAGAAAGAGATACATGGGGCAATAAGAAAAAACCTTTAAAGCAAAATAAAATTTGGCAACAATATACTATTGCACAATTACGAAAAGGTGGATATCCTGGCAACCCTAATGGTATGTCAACACAAGAAATTAAACGAGCATATCCAGGCTGGAATGGACAACTAGATGAAAGAATAATGGAGAGCATGGATTATGACCATGCGATGATGAATAATATATTAGAATCTATTATTGATGAGGCTCCTGAAGAGTCTGGTAGAACTTTAGATGAATTCTTAAGAGATTGGTATGGGCAATGGATGAAAGGTGTATCTCTTAGTAAATCTAAAGCATCATCAGATGCTATTATTGCTCAAATATATGAAAAGTATAACTTATCAAAGAATCCTAATAAGCCAGACATTGATTGGAATCTAGTTGGAAAACTAGGAAGAACAGCATACGGAGCATCAAAAAGTGTAGGTATTAAACCTGTAGGTGCGCCACAAGGAACAATCGCCCAAGATGTTTCATCTGATGGAATAGAAACAAATATAGAAAAGTTTGTACAGCAAATCAACACAGAGGCTACTAAAAGGGCTCCTCTAGTATTTAATGACGAGTCTTATATAATTGAAGTAGATCCAGAAACTGGTAAGAAAAGATGGATCAAAAAGGCTAATGAAGAACCAGCAACTGTTCAGCAGATTAAGAGATTAAATGCATATGTAGGCTCAGAAAAGGGTAAGAAGTATGGCTACTTGGAGAAAGAAAAATATAATCCTGAAAAAGAATTTAATAAAGAATTAGATAAAGATGCTCAAGGCGCAGAACTTAACAGACCTAGCACTGATGCAACAGGCAACTATTCAGGAACCGGCCCGGGCTTTGACACAGCAAACTTTACACCCGACATGACTAATTATCCAAGGGGTGCCCAACTCAAACAAGATGGAACGACATATACATGGCACGGTGCTAGATGGACAAGTCAACAAACAGGTCGTATCGCCACTAGAGATGCGGCAAAAAGACTTAATGATTATGCAATAAGTCAATTAAGAGACGGAACAGTAGAACCAGAAAAACAATCAGTAGCAGAGTCGTTAAGTTATTCAGCAATTAGAGCAGAAAAAATAGCATTATTACAGTCGAGGTAATAATGAATCTCACAGAATCATTATCTAATACACTACGTACATTAGAAAAAATTAATCTAGTCGAAGCCAAAGGACATTTAGATCATCCAGAAGACCTTGTGTTCTTAGGTGATATTGAAGGTGCTAAACAAGCAATCAAATCAATGGAGCAAACTATTGCTCAACCAGGCACAATTACAATCAAGTGGGACGGTTATCCTGCATTAATCTTTGGACGTAATAAAGATGGTAGATTCTCTATCATGGATAAACATATGTTCAATAAGAAAGATGGTACAGGAAGACAAGTCTTTTCCCCACAAGAATTTAGACAGTATGATAAGAACAGAGGTGTTGATCGAGGAGACTTGTATAACATCATTGATAGTATTTGGGAAGGATTAGACAAATCAGATAGAGGAACATTAGGCTACTATTGGGGAGATTTATTGTTTGCTAAACCTTTACAAGACCAAGAAGGATACTATTCATTTAAAATGAATCCAAATGGTATTGCATACAAAGTTAAAGCAGATAGCGAAGTCGGTCACATGCTTAAAGGTAAAACTGCGGGTATAGGGGTGCATACATTTATACCGGCTAATGCAGAAACTACAGACGAGTCTACTTCACTTGATGGTACTATTGGTAACTTACATAACAATAGTGATGTAGCAATTGTTCCTAGCAAAATGCCGATTACCCCAAAAATAAAAATGCCTAACAAATTAAAATCACAAGCAGAAGCAGAGATTGCAAGACATGGAGATGATGTTCGCATACTAATGAACTCAGCACCACAGGCACGTAATGCATTTAACTCTTTGTTTACTGTATTCATTAATAAGAAAATTGTTTCAAAAGACTTATCAAACTTGTATAATGATTTTATACAATTTGTAGAGCAACGATCAATGACTGACTCAATGAGACAAAAGATTACTGATCATTTTAACTCACATAAAGAGGGCGTCATAGGTGCTTTTAAGATTTGGATAGCATTATACAATCTAAAACAAAACATTGTAGATCAATTAGATAAAGCCGCAGAGTCTAGTCCTGTAAAAGGATATTTAGACGATGGTAGTGAAACACATGAAGGTTTCGTTGCTAATGGTCTTAAGTTTGTCAATCGAATGGGCTTTTCTGCTCAAAATCTCGCCGCAAAGTAACATATAACCGCGTTTTTCTCAAAAAGGACTAAATATTAGTATGAATCTCAATGGTTGAGATTCAAATTAATAGATGAAGTGCATGGAACTTGTACTTCTAAAACAAATAAAAGGAATAGAAAAATGGCACAATTTACAAAAGCAAATGGTGACTTTCAACCAGTCTTTCACCAAGACGCGGCATCTTACACAAACGGTGGTTTAAACGCATACACATCTGCTAAAGCAGTTAATGTACAAGGACCTAAACTTCAGTTTGGTATCGTAACTTTCACAGGAGAAGGTTCAGCAACTTTACCTGGAGCAGACTTGCTTAAAGCAATTCAAACAATCCAAACTAAATCAACAATTGCGATTTATGAGATTAACACTTCAGGCGGATCCAACTCAAACGTATTGAATCTAGCATTGTATCCTACAATGGCTTGGGACTTTACAAACGCAGGTGATTTAGACGTAGCACTTACAGCGGCTCTAGGGTACGCAGTTACTACATCTAAAACTGGTGTAACATTCAACTCTGACTAAGTTTTTAGTTAAAGAATTAAAAAGCAGACTTCGGTCTGCTTTTTTTTTGGCTGGCAGTTGAGGTCACTAAATATGTATAGAATTCAATCATTTAAAAGGAGTAACATTGAATATATTAAATCACATTACTAATAACTTGAGAACAGTTTTAGTAGATAGATGGAAAGACTGGAGTGGAAGAAGTAACAGACCCGAGTATTGGTTCTTTAGTTTGTATGCTACAATTATAATGTTTGTGCTAATGGGCGTAGATAACTTAATTGGTTTTACATTCTTTAATTGGCTTGACCCATGGGGAACTGCTAACACAGGTATCCTTGGAGCAATCTTTATACTAGGAACACTACCAGCAAGTTTAAGTGTAACAGCCAGAAGGCTACATGACAGAGGTCATAGTGCATGGTGGATTATAGGATTATTCATTCCTATATTAAACTTTGTTGTTCTTTACTGGTTAGTAAGAGCGGCTAAAGATACACCTGAAGCAAAGAAGTATGTAAACCCTTACGGTAAAGCAACTTATTAAATTTAACAATTTTAGAGCCTCTTTTATTAGAGGCTTTTTTTTGGCTACTAAATAGTAGTATGAAGACCATAACTTGTTACACATTGTTTGACATTACTCATACTAATGTACTCAACAGATCAAAGCCTGTTGGGGACAATCACCAGTTGTGGACAGTTCAAAGAAATTCACAAGCAAACTTTGACACTATATTACAGTGTATAAGTTTACGAGGCAATCCAGAAATATTACATTACCCTCACAGAATAGAAGACAATACAGACTCAAACATTTTCGGCTTCTTAGTCGATCAATCAAATTTTCATTATTGGAAGTTTGATTTTAAAGTACAGAACAATTCGGTTTTTGATGACACCATAGAATCTTTAGGCTTTCTTACGAAAGATTGCCACGAAATACCTATGATCAAATGCGGCACGGAAAGTGTAGACTTGCCAGACTTTTTAGACACTACACCTGAATTAAACAATATATACTTTATGGAGAATGTATGAAAAAGAAGACTAATGTAGCAGAGGCTCGTAATAAAATCAAGCAGATGTTTCAAGCAGAAATGATTAAAGAATTAAAAAATCTTTATATTAGTAATGACAACAACGGCATTAAAGCCTTTGGCAAGTATAGAATACGTAATCAAAAACAAACTGGATTGTTCACTGTTGCTGAAGAAAATTGGGAGTCTACTCCTGAATTCATTACTGCTAGAAATGCTATGGCGTTTGTAGTCTTTCAACACAATCGTCAAAGTGATCAAGCCGCTAAGGTATATAAACTAGATGGGCAATTAGCCTCTATCAATTTAGACATTGCTGTTCATACACGAGGATACAAAACTAAGTCTAACGATTTAGATCATAGACTCATTCAACTAACTAAACTACAAAATGATTTAGAAAAGAAAAAACAAATTGTGATAGCATTGCAAGGACTCATAAATACATCTAAAGAACAACAACGTAGAATCTTTGAAGAACACAGGAAGAATCGATTCAAAAGATCCAGAAATTCTGCGGAACAAGATAAATACATTATATCTACGACAGATTACTAGGAATTTAATATGAAACTTAATGATTTAAACAAGCAAGAAGTTGCAGTCAAGGCTTTAAAGGAAAACTTTGAAGTAAACTTGAATGTAAAAGGCTTAAACAAAATACAAACTCAAACTATGCATAACAAAGTAAAAGGTTTAATTGCAGAAGCAAAAGAATCTAAGAACTTTGGGGCAGAGTATCCATCATACATGAAATTAGTGTTTATGGAACAAGCATTAAGAGAGCATTATAAAATTGCTCCTTCTGCACCAAGAACTAAAGTGATTACTGAAAACGAAGAAGTTAACAGATCACAAGTAATTCTAGCCGCACAAGACATGGTAGATTCAGTACAAAAGATGCTAGAAGAAATCTCAGACATGATGGTCAAAGAGATGCCAGCATTAGTTGACTCTGTTCAAACAGAAATCGGTGTTAACGAAGCACAAGCATTTGATCAAACAGCAGGACAAGCACTTGCAGAATTGAATCAGTGTTTAGTATCAGTCAAAGGACAACTTGATCAAGCACTAGCAGGCATTACAGGCGGAGACGTTGTAGATGCATTTGACGGTGATGTAGACTCAGGTTTGGGTGACGGTGAAGTTGGAGTTGACAGCATGGATGTTTCTGCTCCGGCAGTTGACGTATCAGGCGATATGGGAACAGATGAGATTGACATAGGTGCCCCTGACGCAGTTGTTGGCGACATCGAAGATGTAGACGTAGACGTATCAACAGGACCAGTCGGTAGAGCAAGAAGGTAAAGCACATGAGGCTTTACGAGTTTGTCGATGTTGAAGACAACAATGCAATGGCAGCCAGTATTGTTGCTGTTTCCAACCAATTAAAACAACATGTAGAAGATGGATCTATTGATCCAGACAATTATACGGTTGATCAACTACTCGACTTATTTCAAAACAATGATATCATACTTGACGTACAAGACTTGTATTCAATGATGGAGAAACCTTTACTCAAAAGTGTAATATCAAATATCCAAGGTGACAAAGTAATCTTTAAAGGTAACGAGCCAGAAACTGGACCAGTTGATGATAAAGATGAAGGTAGCAAAACAGTTGCTAATATGGCTAAATCTGCAATGAAGAAAGATCGTTCTTCTGCATTCAAAATATAAACCCAATCCACTAGACACGCAATAAGAAATACTTTATAATATCATATTGAGGTGTTAAATACAAGTATGGAAGTTACAGAAATTGCAAAAGATAAAATCAAATCACACCTAGCCAAACGTGGTAAAGGTGTTGGTATTCGTATAGGTATCGAAACTACAGGATGTAGTGGTTATGCGTATAAACTTGAGTTTGCAGACAAAATCAACGAAGAAGACATTCATAATGAATATGAAGGGTTTTCAATATTAATTGATCCAAAGGCTAACACTATACTTGAAGGAATCACAGTTGACTATCAAAAAAATGGACTTAATGAAGGTTTTGAATTCATTAATCCATTAGAAAAAGCACGTTGTGGTTGTGGAGAGAGTTTTACAATTTGAATCTAAAAATATCACACTTAGTCGTTAACGGTTGTAGTTATACATATGGTCATGGGATATCAGATCCTATCAATGATGCTTGGCCATCTCTTATTGCAAAACGTTTAGGCGTTCCTTTAATTAATCTTGCTATTCCCGGGCAAGGCAACACAGCACTTTATCGTAGAACAATGCAATACTTTTATAAAGATTTGCTACATGATAATAATCCTTTCTATATACATGCATACACACAATCAGCACGTAGAGAAGCATACCTCTCAGAAGATCAACAATTTTTTATTGTAGCAGGTCAGGATAATGTTAGTTCTTTAGAAAAAGAAATTATTTTAAACTCTGATGATCATTACTATTGTTTATTAGCACAAGATAAATTGCATCGTTGGGCTAGTATTAATCATCTATTAGATGCACACAATGTTTCACATATGATGTGTGATTACATGCCAGAATGTAATCCTAAGATAAATGACTTTTTAGATAAACATGAAACGATTCTTCAAAATGAATTAGAAATACATCCAGGTAAATTATTAGATTTTAATATTGTAACTGATGATTTTGAAAAGACATCATGCTTACATGAAACAGAAGAGGGACACAAACATCTTGCAGATTATATTTGGAAACAGATAGAAAACTGTTATGATGATATTGAAGTTATCGATTTGCCTTATGCAAAATTACATGATATTTTAATTCATACTCCACAAACAGCAAAAGATTTAAAAGCATCACATCACAATCCATTAAATTATTATCCACTTGATTTTTGTAGAAACGTTTACTACATGCATGAATTGGGAATGGATTATACTAAGAAAAATTGGTTCGGTCAACCAGAAGATGCACCAACTTTTCCAGAACAAGACATGACAACACCACAGAGGCCATAATGATTACAGAAAAGTATCCATACCAAGAATTAAAGAAAAAGAATATAGACGGTTCACGTAGATATCTTACACCAGACGGAGGCAAACTTCCTAGTGTAACAACTATCTTATCTGCTACACAGTCAGAAGAAAAGAAAAAAGGATTACAAGAATGGCGTAAGAGAGTTGGCTATGCTAAAGCACAAGAGATCACTACTGAAGCCGCAGGTCGTGGAACACGTATGCATAAATGGTTAGAGAACTATGTGCTAAGTGATGATGGAGACATGGGACAGTATGGGTCAAATCCATACAGTAAACAAAGTCACATCATGGCCCAAGAAATCATTGATAAAGGCTTAGTTAACTGCCAAGAGTTTTGGGGAACTGAAGTAACATTATACTTCCCTCAAATCTATGCAGGTACAACTGATCTAGTAGGTCTGCATGAAGGTGCAGAAGCAATCATGGATCACAAACAAACTAATAGACCTAAAAAACGT